TTGCTTTGTGTGGGGAAACGAAAGCGATGCAATCCTTTCTTGCCGCAGCAATAGAGATTACTTTATTTGCTTTTGCTTTGGTGTCAGTCTCGGTTCCGAGTGAACCACCCATGAGGAGGAAGTTGACATCAACTAACTCTTCGTCAGCAAACTCATCAAATGCAGTCTCAATTTCTGATGCTGTGTAAGCATAGTCATCAGCACCACCTTGCAGTGTTGCTTCTAGCTTACCAACTAACTGGAATGCATCACCAGAAGTTAGAGTAGTAGAGTCAGAACCTAGTGCCACACCAGCGCCAGAAGAAGAAGGATTCCAAGTAGCAGTAGGGGCGGTGCCATTGAAAATAGAAGTTGATTGCTCGTTGACTAAATCTTTGAAGTAGTTAGCAGCATTTTCTGCACTTCTACCATCAGAGAGTTTTGAACCATAGAGAACTCTTTCAACAACTGTGTTAGCAGCACCACTGTACACGCCAGTTACATCAATAACTGCAACGTGAATCTCGTCATACTTAAGACCTCTTTCTTCCGCATATTGGGAAGTACCAGGACGAGGACCGATAGCCGATAGAGTCAAACCAGTTGATCCGATTTGAGTTGTAGTGTACCAGTCTTTGACTGCTGCAATTGAGATAGCACCATCAACAACAGCATCTACTTCAAAAGTAGCATCTCCGTTACCACCAGCAATAGTGATAACATCTCCAACTACGTAACCAGATCCTCCATCTACAACTGTTACGCCAGATACAGCACCTTCTACTGATTGAACAGTAAATTGTGCGTTGTTGTCTCCAGCATCAACTGTTAAAACATCGCCAACGGTGTAACCGATGCCGCCAGATACAATTGTAATTGAAGTGATAGAACCAGCAACTGCGACTACGTTTACGGTAGCATTAGCACCTGTACCACCAGTAACTGCGAGACCGTTTTGTGTTAAGTAGGAACTACCACCAGCGCCTGCAGCAATTGTTGCAATTTCACCGACATCAACAGTAGCATTAACTGTTAAACCAGAACCAGTTCCACCAGAAGTAGCTACGCCAGCACCAGCAAGATAACCAGTGCCACCTACAAGAGTTCCAGCAGTTGTTACTACACCAATTTCTGGAGAATCTAGAGAATCAGATGTTGTTAGTCTGTTTGTAGGATCATCGAGGATAACAGCAGCCGTCTTGCTTGCTGCGTCCCATGAATATACTGTACCAGTTTTACCACCAACAAAAGTCAGTGTATCGCCCATTGCGATAGTTGCTGGGGAAGCTGATAGTGTTACATACTGATCAGCACCACGGTCAACGAACACTACCTTAAGGTCGTTTGCCCATGTACCAGCAGATCTTGCGACAAGGAAGTTTCCGTTTCCATTGCCTGCTTCCCAGTCTTCGTCATTTTTGACGATTACTGCAGCACCAGTATCTGTTGCGCTATTTACTCCAGTAGCAGCGCGAACTACTGATAATCTTCCGCCATAATTGAGGAATTCTGAAGCAACAAACCAATCTTCTGCATTCTCTTCTGCAGGAGCACCAAAAATAGAAAGAAGTTCTTTCTGTGAACTGATACGTGTTGGCTTTCCAATAGGACCCTTTTGGAAAGTTGATGCAACACCAGCAGTAATTGTGGATGCGCCGACGATGACAGCATTAGATAAGTCGCGTTCCTTTAGAACGATTCCAGGCGAGACTTGACTTGCCATGTTTAACTCCTGTAAGTTACCAAACTTGATCTAAAAATATTTATTATTTCTACTCTCTCAAGTGGGGAAACAATGCATGAACACATTACCAGTCAGGATATTCCCATTTATCAAGAACTGCATTAGTCATCCTACTCAACACTATTCTTTTTTTAGTACAGTCTTTACACTCATATGAATATGCTGAAGCAGAAGTTCTATCTTTACGAGTTCTATAAAAATCTACAAGAAGATCTTTCTTGACACCACAAGTTCTGCATTTTCTTTCTTTGAAAATAAGATGGTCTAAATCGAAAAGATCTTCTACGTCCATTAGATACTCCACATATAACTAACGTCTTCCTGTGTGTCACCATATTCCCAAACAGATCCTTGATCTACAAATCCATCATCACCTTCTAAACCTGTGGTGATAAAACCAAATGGTGCCATGTCTTGTTCGATCTGATTACGTTGCTCGTCGTAGATACGTTTGCGAACATCGTTGTCAGTCATTTCTTTGAAGTAATCTTGCTGTACAAGCCATGCAAAAATTACCATACACATTACTAGGTCATCGTGGAATCCTTCATCAGCTTCAAAGGATTGCTTCTTCTGAATGAACGTAGTAAGTTCGTTAATAATTTCATAGTCATTGAAGATGAGTTTGTCATCCTCTACGATCTGCTTGAGGTTGGCACATCCAACCTTCTTCACAGTCACGCTCATCTTCACACCCAACTGGGTCTTGGTTCCAGAGAATCCATGCCCCACAATCTGCCCTGCACGCCCTCTCATGGCGCACATAAGCACGTTAGGATATTCTAGGTCATAATTTAGAATCGACGCCACAGAGTCTCCTACGTCGTTCACCTCGCACAAAACCCATGCATTATTGTACGCTCTCGCAACGTCATTAATAATGTTTGGGAACAACATAGGCTTAACCTCATTGTTCCTATATTTTGCTACTACCCTATATGGAACCGTAGTAATGTCATAAACAATGAAAGCAGAATAGTCTCCGCCAATGCCGCGACTAACATCAACTGTAAAAAGATACTCGTTACCGTTCTTTGGTTCTTCATAAATGTCGAGTCCATTACTACGTGTCACTGGATCAATAAATGTGAGTGCTCTCAACTTTGCAGCCGAGATCAATGTGTCAACCGATCCAAGAAACTCACACTCGAATTCCTGTGTGAACTGTCGCTCGGACGTGTTCTTGATAGTCTGTTCTTTCCATTCAGCATCCCTACCAGGAACCTGCGACCAATGTACCTCTGACCAAGTATATCCATTCTTACCATTCTGGGCATCTGTCCACAACTTATAGAAGTGGTTCATGCCTTGTGGCGTTGAGATGATAATTACTTTCGTGCTTTTACCAGAAGTAATAGTAGGATAAACAGAGGCAAAGAACGATTCAGCGATGTGATTAGGGACGAACGCGAACTCATCGAGGAAGATGATATTGAACGACATGCCTCGGACAGCAGACGCAGATGTAGAAGCTGCCAATATCTTACTGCCATTTTCCAACTCCATGCTACCTTTGTTCCATGATATCACGCCTTGCTGAATCCATTTCGGTAAATTTTCATATGCTGTCTGAAGACGACCGAGTAGATCCCTTGCGGTACTTGCTTTGTTGGCGAGGATACCAATGTTAACGCTGTCATTAAACAACGCATAATGCAACAAATACGAAACCACCGTCGTAGACTTACCAGTCTGACGAGGCAGCTTCGCAATGTTAAATCTATTTTTGTGAAAATTCCAAATTAGTTCCTCTTGGAAATCCCACATCTTGAATGGCACCAGACCCTCGTCAAGAGAAACAATCTGTACGTAGTTCTTGGTGAAGTATACAGGGTCTTTCGCACACTTGACATACTCTGCAATCTGTTCTTTGGTAAAGTCCTGCTGGACGTTTGCTTTCTTTAGAAGCGGATTGCCAAGATAAATCTGATCAGATGCCACAACAATACTAGTTCACTACTGGTATTTATTCTGCTGGATGATCCTGTTCCAGTTCCTCAAGTCTTTTTTTCCAGGTGACGCCACCATCTTGCCCTCGGCAAGGATTGATACAAGTGTCATCACCAAGCTTATTGCACACCAGACCAGCAAGATCCAACTCATTTCCTTTCTTTCCTGTGCCAGACCAATAGTGCTGTCCGTTGATCCACAAAGCACCACACTTGGGACATTCTTTCCTTTCCACGGAAAGGTCGGACATCTCTTTGTCGTTCATTTGTCATACTCCTTGAGGAACTTTTCAAAGTTGTTGGTGTCCTTAATAAGTTGCCTCTTAAGTTTCCAACCCATCCACTTCATCTGAAGTCGGATGAACGCATATCTAATTTGTAGATCCGCGTAAGCAAAAAGTTTCAAGGTTTCATCTACACCAGCAATCGCTACCAATATGGCAACGAACACTACCAGCATATAAAATCCGTACATATTGTAACTCCATGCTACACAGATTATAAGCTATGTAGCAGAAAATAGTGTTACATTATATTACGATTTAATAAGTATATCTTTACATGCTGATAATATATTGATTACTCAACGAGAGTTCCGTTGGTACGTCTGATTTCTCGTAGTTCTTCAAAGTCCTTTTGCTTGGTTCCACCATCGTATGCCCAAGCGTAGCCTTCTGTAATCATTTGCTCATTGAGGGAGAGTTCGGCGTCTCCAATGTAGAGCCACCCGAGAAGACGCCCATACTTGCCCATACCACCAACAAGTTCAGTGCGAATAACGAGATCATCGTCGCCAGAGATAGCACCTTCAAGCTTGTCCTTAAGCCAGTTGGTTGCGTCATATCCCAGTGCTTTTTCTTCTAGGTCTTTGGTTCTTTTCTCTGGCGTGTCCACACCAGCGACTCTAACTCTTTCTTTTTTATAAAGGTCAAAACCTAGATCGATCGTGACATCGATCGTGTCTCCATCCAGCACTCTATCTATGCTGATCACTCGGAAGTTGTAACAACTCTTCCGACTCGGGGGTGTCATTGCTCCCATCTTCTAGTTCCTCGTATGCTAATTTCATAATTGTATATATGTAATAAGCAACGCCCGCTAGAAGAATAATCATGCACCAGATGATACTCCAGGTGACATCATTTACATCTTCTAGCGGGCGTAAAAACAAATTCATGGATTCTTCGGATCAATTCCTAAACTAATTAGGTATTTAATCCACCAGTCTGGATCTTTTCGTTTCCATTCTGGAACATCTCTACCTTGCTCTGAATACCATTCATACAGAGCATCATTGATAGTCTGTGCGATCTCCAAATTCTTCTTCCTCCGCATCAACGTCTGCATATGGATTTTCCAAGAAGGGTCCTCGTTCTCGTAGAGGTTCTTTTCTGACATAA